GAAGACGATGCTAATGGACAGGCTTATGGTGAGCCAGTAAGAGTTATTAAATCACCTGACTCAAGGAAGTTTGGATTAAGTCCAATTCCTGACAAAGAATACAACGTACACTTTTATGCATTTACTAAGCCAACGAAGCTTACAGCATACAGTGATACCATAGTGTTCCCCGAACAATACAGTAACGTCATAACATCACGTGTACGTTACTATGTGTGGCAGTTTAAAGAAAGCCCACAACAAGCTGCATTTGCTCTTGAGGACCATAAGAAGGCTATGAAACATATGAAGTCTAATCTTATGAATCCTACACCAAGAGTTATGACAGACGATAGAAGATATTTTTAATTTATGGCAAGGTCACAACCGTACACAGTCGCATGTGCCGGAGGCTTAGTAAAGTCTGCAAACTCTATAGACTTATTAAGAACTCCCGGAGTTGCTAGAGAACTTCGTAACTTTGAAGTCTCTATAGAAGGTGGATACAGACGTATCAACGGTTATGAGAAGTTTGGTGGAGCCAGTGCAACACAACCCACTGGAAGTGCTACACAAATTTTTGGAACCATGCCTTATGGTGATGGTGTTATAGTTTGTGCAGGTACAGGTATTTACTTTAGCCAAGATGGAATTACATGGTTACAAGTAAATAGATTATCTGCGGTAGGTGGCGATGATTATGCAACCTTTACAGGTAAAGCATTAAGTGCAAGAACTGGACAAGGACAATGCAGTTTTGCAATCTTTGAAAACAGTTATGATTATGGTGAGATAATTATAGCTGATGGTGCCAACAGACCATTTAGTTTCAGAATGGAAGGTACCGGAGCTTTAAGTACTAGAACATTTTTTACATCTTTAATTACTGTAGATTCAACAAACAGTGTAAAATATGTTACAGTTCACGACCATCACTTAATAGCTGCTGGAGTAGACAACAATGACTCTACAGTTTATTACAGTGTAAATAATGACCCTGATAACTTTACAGGAACTGGAGCAGGTGCAATAACTATCTCGGATAAGATAGTAGGAATCAGAGGATTCCGTGAAGATTTAATTATCTTCTGTGAAAATAGTTTACATAAACTTATCAACATTAATGATAGTGCCACTGTTGCAGTAGTACCGGTAGCAGAAAACGTAGGATGTTTAAGCGGTTATAGCATCCAAGAGATAGGCGGTGACTTGGTATTCCTTGCACCGGATGGATTAAGAACCGTTGCAGGTACCGCAAGGATTGGTGACGTTGAGTTAGGAACCGTTTCAAAAGCTATACAGCCTTTGTTAAACGACCTAGCTAGAAATGTAAATAACTATGTTATCACTAGCATGGTACATAGAGACAAGTCACAATACAGATTATTTTATACAGATACCACATTAAATGAAAATCAGCAAAGAGGTATCATAGGAACATTAAGACCAAATGGATTTGAATGGTCAGAAACAAGAGGAATAGAAGTAACAGCAATAGGAACTGGATTTAATGAAGTCGGTATTGAAGAACATTTTCATGGGTCTGATTCAGGTTACGTTTATGTACACGATACTGGCAATAGTTTCGATGGCAGTAATATCCTTGCTAGGTTTGGTACCCCAGACTACGACTACGGAGATTTAGGAACTTTAAAAACTTTACATTACCTTAAAGTCTCTGCAAGTTCTGAAGGTGTGGTAACTCCTGATGTACAAGTTAGGTTTGATTATGGTAGTACAGATACACCACAACCACCAAACCTATTTGACTTAGGAACCATTGACCCACCATCATTGTTTGGTGATGCGATATTTGGAACTAACGTATTCGGTGGAGCTGAGAATCCACTGATAAGAATACCACTGCAAGGAAGTGGATACAGTAACAATTTTACAATTATAAGTGATGATGTGAAAGCACCATATACAATTAACGGATTTTATATAGACTTTATACCTTCAGGAAGGAGATAAAAACAAATGGCATTAACAAAAGTTTCAGGTGGATTATTAGGTAACTTTAGCGTAGGTTCTAATAATGTTGCATTAGGTAGTGGTGCATTAGATGATGCTTCTCTTAGTGGTGGTAGTAATACCGCTGTCGGTGCATCAGCACTTACAGCAAATACTACAGCATCATACAACACCGCAGTCGGCTATCAGGCACTTTTAGATAACACCACAGGAACTCGTAATGTGGCAATAGGTGATTCTGCACTTGAAAATAATACAACAGCTAATGACAATACTGCCTTTGGTTCTGCTGCTTTATATTTAAACACTACAGGTACAAGAAATAACGCTATAGGAGCAGGTTCACTAGATGCTAATACCACAGGCTCATACCATGTTGCCATTGGTTATAACGCTTTAGGAGCAAATACAACATCAAACTTTAATACTGCGATTGGTGATTCAGCTATGGCTGTAAATACTACTGGTGGTAGTAATGTAGGGGTAGGTTCATTTGCTTTAAATTTAAACACTACAGGTGCTGGTAATACCTCAGTTGGTTATGGTTCATTAGATGCTAATACCACAGCCGATTATAACACCGCAGTAGGTTTTTCTTCACTTGGAGCAAATACTACAGGTACAAGAAATGTGGCTGTAGGTAGTTTAACTTTATCTTCAAACACTACAACTTCTTTTAATACTGCTCTTGGTTATGCAGCATTATTAAATAATACTTCTGCGGGTAATGTTGCTGTGGGAGATAATGCTCTTGCTGCAAATACTACAGGAAACTCTAATGTTGCTGTAGGTTCTTTTGATGGCTCATACTTATCTGCTTTATTTTCTAACACCACAGGTACTTATAATGTTGCCATTGGTACAGGTGCTTTAAAATCTAATACAACAGCTGGTAACAACACCGCAGTTGGGACATTTACACTTACAGCAAACACTACAGGTGCAAACAATACCGCTATTGGTTATGCTGCTTTAGATGCTTGTACAACAAGCAGTAACAATACTGCGGTAGGTTATAATTGCTTTGGTGCTTTTACTACAAGTTATGGTAGAAATACAGGTCTTGGATATGACGCAGGGTCTACCATAACTACAGGAGCTGCAAATACTTTTGTAGGATGGAATGTTAATGGTTCAGCATCAAACGCTGAGGGGCAGTTTGTTTTTGGTTATAACACCACAGGAAACGGAAATGGTTATTTTACAATCGGTTCAGGTGCTACTAAAACCTATGTTCAAGTTGGCTCAAGCTCATGGACAGGAACTTCAGACGAAAGACTAAAAGAAAACATTGTTGATGAACCAGTTGGATTAGATTTTATAAACGATTTAAGACCTGTTAAATTTAATTGGAAAAAGAAAAAAGATGTTGATGCTACTTTGTTTCCCAAGATTTATGAAGAAGGCTCTGAAGAAAGAGTACAACTTACTGAACATGGTATAGATAAACATGGTTTTATAGCTCAAGAACTTGAAGCTGCTATTGCTCAACATCCTAGTATTGGAGATGCAGGGCATGAAATATTCCAAGAAACTCACGAAGGAATCTATACAGCATCGCCTTCAGCTTTAATACCAATGCTTGTAAAAGCTATACAAGAACTCTCACAAGAAATAGAAACTTTAAAAGGAAACTAAAATGGAAGAACGAAATGTTACAGAAATCTTATCAGCAGCAGATGATTCTGTTAGTTTGATAAATGGTGTAAACGATGGCTCTTGGAATGTAGAAAACATGGAGCAAAGTGAAATCAACAATATGGTTCAGCGTAATGTTGACCATCTTGAAATCATTTTGGCTTATGAAGAAGTGGTAGCTGATAGCTCAGACAAATCTTCATACAACGATGCAATCTCTACAGGTAACGCTTACATCGCAGCTAATTAATTATAAAAATTTTGGAGACTAAATAATGGCAGGTTATACACGACAAAGTTCATTTGCAGACGGAGATACAATTACCGCTGCGTTATTTAACGATGAATATAACCAACTCGTAAACGCTTTCAATAACTCGACAGGTCACAGCCACGATGGTACGACTGCTGAAGGTCCAGTTATTGGTTTGATTGGTGATGCAGGAGAAACTTCACCAAACAACAAAGTGCTTATTGACAGTACAAATAACTATATCGAGTTTTATATTGAAGTCTCTTCAGCTCCTGTACAACAGCTGTACATTGCCGATGGTGCTATCGTTCCTGTCACCGATAACGACATCGACTTAGGCACAAGCTCACTTGAGTTTAAGAATCTTTACCTAGACGGTACAGCTAAGATTGATACAGTGACTGTTGATGAAGCTGCAACTGTTGGTACAACTTTAGGTGTTACAGGTGCTACAACTCTTTCAAGCACATTAGGCGTAACAGGTGCTACAACTTTATCAAGCACTTTAGCAGTTACTGGAGCAACTACACTTAGCTCTACATTAGCTGTTACAGGTACATCAACACTTACTGGTAACGTCACAGCCACTAATAATCTTTCAGTAGGTGGTAATCTTACTGTTACTGGTAATGCTACTATCTCTGGAAACTTAACATTCGGTGATGCCGATACAGATACCATTACCATTGGAGCAGACGTTGCTTCAAACATTACA